CGTCATCCATCGGCCAGCAGTTCAGCCGCGAGAGTTCGCAGCGCATGCGCCGCAACCAAGGGGACCACGCCGTTGCCACAGAGGCGAAGCCGGTCCACCCGGTGGGCCAGCCCATCAGCGCCTCGACAAACAGCGGGTTCAAGGTCCGGCGCACATCGGAGGTATCGCTCCCAACCATCGGCGTCACCAGGACCTGGCGGCCAAGCAGGCCATTCACCGGCGTGTTCGCCAATGTCGTCGCCCCATCCTTGTGATCCCGCGCCGTCGGCGTCATCCACATTCGGCTGGCATGGGTCAGATCGGCCGTCTTGCGGTTGCCGGAACTCGGCTTGCAGCCGTCGTTGGCCATCGGTGTTGGCCAGTCCCGCGCCATACCGTCCAGACCCTTCTCGTCTTTCCGCGCGCCGCCCCGGCTCCGGAAACTGTCGGTCTGCGGCGTGGGCCACATCGCGGCCGTCGTCGCCAGGTTCATTCCATGCTTGCCCGCCTCCTGCGACGGCGTTGGTTTCGTCTGCCGGTTTTCGTTGGCGCTGGCCCTCGGCGTCGGCCAGAGCCGGAGCAGTTCCGTCCGATTGCCGCCACTCGACCGGGTTCCAGAGCAGGCGCGCGGGGTTGGCCAGTTTGTCGCCTTCGCGGATGGCGAGGATGAACAGCCGCTCGCGCTTGTGGGGCGCACCGACTTCCGCCGCAGTAAAGAGGCCTGCCGCAAGGCGGTAGCCCATACAGACCAGTCCGCTGGCGACTTCGGAGAAGCCGAGGCGGAGATGATGGGCGACATTCTCGAGGAACACGAACGACGGCTCAACCTCGCCGATGATGCGGGCGACATGGGGCCAGAGGTGGCGCGGGTCATTCGCGCCCCGGCGTTTGCCCGCGACGGAGAACGGCTGGCACGGATAGCCCGCAGTGACGATGTCCACCGCGCCGCGCCACGGGCCGCCGTTGAAGGTTCCAACGTCGTCCCAGACAGGCGCGCTATCCAGGGACGCGTCTTCCATCCGCGCCACGAGAGTGGCTGCGGCGAAGGTTTCCCGTTCGACATGGCCCACAGCACGATATCCGGGGATGGCGATGGCAAGCCCGAGGTCGAGTCCGCCGGCGCCGGAACAAAGGGAGAGGCCGAAGAGGCATGCGTCTCCGGCTCCGGAAGCGCGTCCGGAGGGATGTAAAGCCAGGTCATGCATGTCACGCGGCGGATTTGGGTTTGCGGGCGGGTTCTGGGTCGGCGTCAGTGTCGGGCGCATCGGCGGGGGCGTCAGCATTGTCGCCCAGCCGCTCGGTTCTCACCTGCGCAAACGTGCGGCCATCGCCGTCAAGGATCGCGTCGCGACCGGTTTCGGCCTGCCAACGTTCAGCGGCGATGTCGATGTATGCTGGGCTGATTTCCATCGCGAACACCCGCCGCCCGTTGGCTTCGCCGGCCATGATCTGCGAACCCGAACCACAGAACGGCTCATAGCAAAGCCCGCCGCGCGCCACATGCTGGCGCATCGGGATCCCGAACGCGTCGAGCGGTTTCGGCGTCGGATGGTCGGGCCGCTCATCCTTGGTGAAGCTCGGCAGCGCCCATGTCGATGGCAGCGTTTCCTCGGCGACCTTCGGCGGTCGGTTTGGGCGGCGCCAGCCCATGAAGCAGGGCTCGTGTTTCCAGAGGTAGTGCGACCGGGTCAGGACCCCGCGGTCTTTCACCCAGATGATCTGCTGGTGAACGAAGGCACCGGCCTTTTCCCAGCAGGCCTCCAGCATCGCCTGGCGACGAGAGGCGTGCCAGCAATACCATGCCGCGTTTTCAGCAACCGCCTCAGCGACGGCAGCGGCGATGAAACCGTCGTAGAGTTCGGCACCTTGGCTGCTGTCATCCCAGGTCGTGCCATAGGACGCCGACCAGTCCTTGTTCCGCGTTGGGTGGTTCGAGCCATCATAGTCGACGAGATACGGGGGGTCGGTGGCGAACAGGATCGCCCGCTCACCGTTCATCAGGCGACGCACATCGTCGTTGCTGGTGCTGTCACCGCACAGCAGACGGTGGTCGCCAAGGATCCAGAGATCGCCCGTTTGCGATGCTGGATTGCGCGGCGGCTCGGGGATGGTCACCGGCGGGACGTTGGCACCGCCGCCAGCATCCCCGTCCCCCTCCGGCACGTAAGCCAGCAGTTTGTCCAATTCGCCGTCGGAAAAACCGACCAGCGACAGGTCGTAATCATCGGCCAGCAGGTCGTTCAGTTCCGCCGACAACAGAGCTTCATCCCAAGTGCCGAGTTCCGTGAGCTTATTGTCCGCGATCCGGTAAGCCCGGCGCTGCGCCTCGGTCAGATGCCCAAGCACGATCACCGGCGCTTCGGTCAGCCCGAGCTGCGCCGCCGCCAGCACCCGCCCATGGCCTGCAATCAGTTCTCCGTCGTCCGCGACCAGGCAGGGCACCGTCCAGCCGAACTCCGCCATGCTGGCAGCGATCTTCGCGACCTGGTCTGCGCCATGCGCCTTCGCGTTTTTCGCGTAGGGCTGGAGCATGGCCAGCGGCCAGGTCTCGATCGCGTCCGGGGCAAAGCTGAGCGTCATGATTTCGGTTCGCCTCAATGGGGTGGACCCCTGGACTCCGGACACCCGCAGCCAGCCTGGACTCCGCAAAGGGTCCAGCGGCCGCCGGACGCGTCCGGTTCCAAAGCTTTGTTTTGTTTAGGTTTTCAGCAGGTCGCGGGTGGATGCCCGCCGGGGTGGCTTCCCAAAAAACCGGCCCTGTCGCTGGCGATATTGCGCGCTTCGCCCGCCAGCATACGAAAGTCGCCCAGAAGGAACCAAGAATTCAATGGGTTAGGCAATTGGACCCCGGCTGGACCCTTACTGGACCCCGGAAACCAGCGGCGCGGCGTCTGCCTGCGCGCTCCTCTCCCGAGTATATCCCGTTTCTAACGCTCTCGACGAAATGTGTAAGGGCCTGCGATGTACACCCGAAAATTCCCTCAGAGGACGATTTTCCTTGACAGGTAATTGGCGTTCTCGATGACGAACTGCTGCGACCGCCGGGGCGACGGCACGCGCCCGTTCAGCCGCCAGGTGATCAGTGCCAGACCGTACTGCCAGCGCTTGGTCGCCGCGGTGCGCGACAGACCGAACTGCCAGCAGATCGGCTTCCATGCCATGCCGTCCGCGCGGGCCCAGACCAGACGCGCATCGTCCTTCTCCAGCCAGCGCAGCCACAGCATCGCCTCTTCGGCCTGCGTGATCTGACGCGGGCTGGGCCTCGGCCGGCGCATCTGCGGTTCCTGACCGACCTTGTCGGCGAAGCTGTGGAAATACTCCGGCCAGGCGTTGAAGAAGCCCTGCGGCATCACGCCCGGCATCTGCCGCATCCCGCCCGCCGCGAGTTCCAGCCGATCCTGCACCTGCGATGTGGTCCACTCAGTCATGGCGAACCTCCCGGACCGCAGGGAGCTTGCCATACAGCTTCTCGCCAAGTTGGCGAACCAGCTCGCGCTCGGGCCAGGTCAGGCGGTCGTCGTCGATGGCGACGGCCAGCAGACCCTGTTCCTTCCAGCCGTCGCGCTTGACCTCGTCGGGGTTGCGGCGGTGCCCGCCGTAGCCCTTCGGCGTAAACCGCATACCGCTCATTGCACACCTCCCCGGGTCTCCAGCGCCCAGAGCAGGATCGCGATGGCGTCAGCCTCGTTGTCGTCGGCGGGCGAGAAGCCGCGCGCACGGGCGGCCGCCATCATGGCGTCCTTGTTCGCGTTGCCCTTGCCGGTGGCATGGCGCTTGATGGTGCCGACCGGGACGCCCTGATAGGCGATACCCGCGGTCTCCGCCCATGCCGTCAGTGTGGCGAGCAGCCCGCCATAGACATGCGCGGCATCCGTGCCGACGTGTCTGCGCACCTCCTCGAAGTGGATGGCGGTGATCGCTCCGACATCGTGGGCGAGCTGGTCGAGCCAGCCCCGGAACCGCAGGTAGCGCATGCCGCCGCCATCGTAGCGGCTGGGTCGGAAGGACACGGTGCCGCTGGTGATCAGACCGTCCACCGCCCGCAGGGCCCAGCCAGTGGTTGTGCCGAGATCGAGGGCGAGGACGACAGGCACGCCGGGGAACGGCGCGCTCATGGGTGTCGGTGTGAGAGATACGTGGGCCATGATGGGCTCCTTTCCGGTTTGCTACTCAATGGAGTGATGGGCAGGGCATGCGGGGCTCATGGATCGAGCTCCCGCAGCCAATCGGGGATCGGTGAACCTCGGGAACCTGCCGCGGGAGGTTCACACCGAGGTTCACACGCGCAACGCTCTGACTTCACGGGGCTTTGTGAACCTTGTGAACCTTGTGAACCTTTTCCGGCATCATCCTTCGCATGTGCGTGCGCGCGCGTGTGCGTAAGGGTTGGGAGAGGTTCACAAGGTTCACAAGGTTCACATTTACCATTCCGATCAATGACTTGATTGTGTGAACCTCGGTTTTGGAGGTTCACACCGGAACCCCGAGGTTCACACGTGCCGGGCTCGCGCGCGCCCGATTGCGGCCGCGACGGTTGCTCCGAGACCTTCAGCTGCCATTTGACCGCGCGCCGAAACGTGCCCGCCTGCACCAGACGGAGGGTCAGATCGCCCACCCGGAACACCCGGTCCCGCATCTTCTTGATGGCGATCCCGAAGCTGGTCTTCTGCGCGCGGTCCGTGTGGCCGGTGATGGGCGGCGCCGGATCACAGAACAAGGCCACGTCGAAAAGATCGGCCGCGCCCACCTCGGCGGTCCCGAAACGGTCCCACCAGGCGCCGATGAAGGCGCTCCAGCCCGCGCCCTCGCTGTCGGAGGCCTCCATCATCTCGTCGAGATTGCCGAGGAAGCCGGGAATGCACGCGACCTCGAGCACGCCGCCGACGACATGCGCCCAGTTCTCGAAGGAGCCGATGGTGCGCGCGCCGCGCGGCTTTCCGGCGGCGATCCACGCCTGGCAGAGCGTGAGGCAGGCGGCGACCAGCTTGGGGCGGTTCGCGCGCACCCACGTCATCAGATCGGGATGGCGAAAGCCGGTGCGCTGCCAGGGGCGCTCCTCGTGGGGGTCGAGCCGGATGCGCAGGAGGCGGCGCGCCATCTCGTTGGAGAACTCAGGGTTGTTGCCGGTGGCGATCCAGAGGCAGCGGATCGGCAGTCGCGCCATCTCGGAAGCGCCAAGGATCCGGTCCTCCCAGAAGGGCGCCGTCAGGGCGGCCGCGACGGCGGAGCTGTCGAGCTTGGCGCGCAGGTTGTCGATCAGCACGATGGCGGGGATCTGGCGCAGCTTGGCGGTGACGCGCTTGCGCCATTCGTCGTCGTCGCGCCCTTCGGTCATGACGCTCGCGCCCGAGCCAGTGAGGATGGTGGCAACGGCATCGACCATCAACGTGGCGCCGGAGCCAGGGCTGGGCTTCTCGATTAGGTGCAGCGGCGTCGGCCCGTCGATCATGCCGCGCAGGAAACCCAGCAGCAGAAGCGCGATCACATGGGCCATCTCGGCGGGGCCGACGAAGGGGAAGTCCCCGAGCAGATCCTCGCACAGAAGGCTGCGCGCGGCCGCGATCTCGGCGACGGACGGCTTGGCCGGGATCGTGGGTACGACAAAGCCGGGCGTGGGGGCATAGAGGAGCCGCGCGTCGGGGTGATAGCCCGGCGTGGTCAGCAGCGTGCCGCCGCGACCGAATACCGGCGTGTTGACGATGCCCACCAGCACCGGCAGCGCCGGATCGGGCGTGGCCAGCACGGATTTGACAACGGCGATCGGTGGCGGGGCCGCGACCAGCTCGCCCTTGCCGTTCAGCTTCTTCCAGTGCGCCAGCCGCGCCAGCATGTGACGCAGCCGTTCCTCGGTGATCGCAGTGGCGACCGGGCGGCCCTCGTCGTCTGGCACCACCCATGTCGGCTGCCCGGCGAAACGGAACACCCACGGCGTCCGGTTGGAGGCCATGAGCAGGCTCCAGACCCGCTCGACGGAGCGGGCCAGATCGCCCTCATCGGCGCGCAAGGTGGGAATGGCCTCGCCGCTGCCCTGATAATTGATCGGCCGGTGCTGCCCGATCAGCAGCGTGGGCTCGGCCTCGGTCATGGCCTCCGCGTCGGCGATCAGGGCGGCGATGGCCTCAGCCCCTTCGCGCAGCAGGAGGTCGTTGAAATCCTCGCCCGCCTCGGGCGGCAGGACGACGGCCACGTCGCGCCCCTGCGCGCGCAATCGCCGGGCGGCGGCCTCGGCAGCCCGCAGCCCGGCCCCGGAGGTGTCGTTGTCGGCCAGGATCAGCACGCGCCGGACGCCAGGCGGCAGATCGACCTGTTCAAGGCCCGACGTCGATAATGTAGCCCAGACCGGCAGATCGGGACATGCGGTCATCACCGCGAGGCCGGTCTCGATGCCTTCCGAGAGCGCCAGCCGATCGCCGTCGCCGAGCGCGGCCAGACGCACTGCGCCGCCCGCTACCCGGCCCAGCATCTTCTTCGCCTTGTCGAGCGGCGCCTTGGTGACCGCCTCCTCATCGATGGCGAGGTAGCTGCGATGCAGGCCGATGACTGCGCCATCGCGATCGCGGACCTGTCCCAGCATGGCCGGATAGCCGGTCTTCGGCTCCCAATGGGCCAGGTCAGGGTGAAACAGGAGATCGGCTGCCTCAGGCACGGTCAGGCCGCGCCCCGTGAGATACTGCGCGACCGGGGTGCCCTCGATCGACGTTGCTGCCGTCAGGATATGCGCAATCTCGAGCGTGGGATCACGCTTCACTGGTGGGGGCGTCGGCGGTACACGGCGTTCCGGTGCGCCGGGCGCGATACCCGCCATGTCTGCCGCCTCGATGATCAGCGCGCGGCCGTCGAGCCCTGTCGCCTCCTCGATGGCGCTGATCGGGCCGCCGCCCAGATTGCCGTCGAAGTCGATCCAGTCGCCGGCATGCGCGCCGCGCAGGGTGATGACGCAGGAGCCGGTATTGCGCGGCGCATCTCCCCGGATGTTGGCGAGCCGCCATTCCTCGCCCGACTTGCGCCCGCGCGGAAAAAGGCGCGGCACCCAGACTTCAGCGGTCTCGCGCAGGCGAGCCACCACCAGATCGAGATCGTAGCGCAGGGGCTCGCCACCGAGCGGTTTGGCGTCGTTGAGGTCAAGCAAGGATCACCAGACCTTTCTCGGCCCGCGTGATCGCGGTGTAGAGCCAGCGGTTGCGGTCGGCGGCGGTGCGCCCGAACCCGTCGTCGAAGACGACGACGTTCTCCCATTGCGAGCCCTGGGACTTGTGGCAGGTGATGGCGTAGCCCCAGCTGGACTCGATCAGCCCGCGCCGGATCTGCCATTCCCGCCGCCCGCGCTCGGGATCGAAGGCGACATGATCGGCGTATTCGCCGCGCCAGAAACTCTGCCGCCCACCGATGCTGATCCCGTCCTCGGTCTCGACCATGGCGCTGAAGGCGAAGGCGTCGTCCGGATCCTGCCGCACCTCGGTGAGGGTCAGGAACATGCCGTTGATCAATCCGAGATCGTGGCGGTTCTTCAGGCAGATGATCTTCTCGCCGTGGCCTGTCGGAAAATCGGCGCCGAACCCGGCCGCGCGCTTTATGGCGGTGTTCAGCCAGCGCCGCGTCGCGTTGGTGCCGCAGATCACCTGGCCGCCCTGCAGCATCTGCCCGGGGCCGATCTCGTGGCGCGACATCTTCCAGACATGGTCGTCATGCGCGCCGGGAGGGATCGGCAGCCCCTCGCGAGCCAGCGTCGCGAGCCGCAGGATGGCGCTGTCGCCCGCCTGGCGATGCACCTCGGTCAGCATCACGTCCGGTGCGGTCTCGGTGAAGAAGCCCGTGCCCTTCACGGGCGGCAGCTGGCCCGGATCGCCCAGCACCAGAATCGGCTTGCCGAAGGCCATGAGATCGCGGGCCATCTCCTCGCCCACCATCGAAACCTCGTCGAGGACCAGCAGGTCCGCGTCGCGCAGGATCGACTGCTCGTTGATCAGGAACTTCGGCTGGTGGATGTCCTCGAGCCGCAACTCGAGCTGGGCGATGCGCGTCATCGCGAAGCCGCGCTCGGCCGGACCCATGCGCGGCAGGTCGCGCCGCAGCGCCGCCAGATCCTCGGTCGCGCGCGCGATTTCCTCGGGGGTCGCCTCGGAGACCCGGTAGATCAGGCTGTGAATGGTCTGGGCGGGCGTGCCCTTGCGCGTCATGACGAGCGCCGCCTTGCCGGTGAAGGCCGCGAAGAGTACCCCGCCAAGCCCGCCCGGGGTCATGGGCTCCAGCCCCAGCGCCTCGATCGCCATTGCGGTGATGGTGGTCTTGCCGGTCCCGGCATAGCCGAACAGTCGGAAGATCTGCTGGTCGTGCCGCCGCGTCTCGTACCAGTCGCGGATTGCGGCGATGGCGCGGCCCTGGGTATCAGAAAGGGTGATGGTCATGCGCGGTCCTCCCAGCAGCGGGTTGCGAACGGGCAGAACCGGCAGAGATAGAAGTCAGGGCTGGTCGCGATGCGGGGCAGCAGATCGCCCGCGTCGGCGGCACGCAGCACGTCGACCGCCTTGTCCGACAGCGCCTGCGCGGCAGCGGGATCGAACGGCACGTGCTCGTGGTAGAGCTCGCAGGTGTCCTTGTTCAGCGCGGTGAAGAGCGCGGACCCGAGGCCCATGTAGGCCATGTAGATCTGCATCTGGCCGAAATAGACGGGCTTGGAGAGCTGCACGCCCTTCTTCGCCGTGTCCGACCAGGAGGACGCTTTCAGCGCCTTGTGTTCCCAGAGAACGGGCCATTCGAGGCCGATCTCCGGGCCATCGACGATCACGCCGTCCACATGGCCGCGAATGCGCCCGCCCGCCGTCTCGAAACCGAACTGGCCGCCAGCTTGCGTCTGCGTGCGCAGATCGAACCCGGCCTGCCGGAGCCAGCTGATCGCCAGATCCTCGAAGACATGCCCGGCCGCGAAGATGCGAAGAACGCGCCCCTCGAAATCTTTGCCGGGATCGGGCGGCGTGTGGGTGACCTCGTAGACCAGCCGCCGCGCGCAGGGCTCGCCGATGCGGCTGGCGCCAAGATAGTCACGCGGGCGATGCCCCTCGCGTTCGGCAACCAGCGCAGCGTCGATGTGGCGGTTGATCCGCGCCGCGAGGGGTTCGGGGTCCGAGGCGTCGCGACCGTAGACGAAGCCCGACCCGTGATTGAAATCTACCAGCATCCGCACCCCCTCAGAACGGCACGTCGCCATTGTCGGACTGGCGCTGCATCGAGGCCTGAAAGCCGTCCACGCAGGCCTCGATCACGCGGTCGATGTCCGCGGCCGGGCGGTCGAAGAAGGGCTCCATCAGGCCCATCTCCGTCAGCGCCTCGGCGAGCATCCGGCGGGCCTCCACGATGGCGCGCGTCTCCATGTCGGTCTTGTCGATCATGCCGTGGTTCCTTTTGGCGTTGGCCGAGCCCGCCATCAGGCAAGCCATCGAGCAGAAGCGGTAATGAGG